ATGAACAATCGTCGAATTCTTTTTTTAGATTACATGCGTGTAATTGCGTTCTCCCTTGTGGTGTTAGGTCATAAGTTCAACGAAGATTTATCTTCGTTGGAGAACGATCCAAGTAACCACGTTACACTTAGGCTTTTTTACGGATTACTAGCAGATGCCAGTTTCGGTGGTGCAATGGGGGTTGTGATCTTCTTTCTTGTTTCAGGGTACATCATCACCCACGTACTACAAAAAGAAGCAACTTTTGAATTTTATTTAAAAAGAATATTTAGAATATACCCACTCTATATTTTTGCTGTTTTAGCTGAAATGTTGAACCAATACTATAATGGTGGCAACATTCCACCTCTGAGCATAATAATACCTAGATTATTACTTATAGGCGATTTCTTTAACACACCTCTTTCATTGGCTGGTGTTGAATGGACGTTAAGAATAGAAATGCTGTTCTATGTGTTTATGGGTTTGGTTAAAAAAGTCGGACTCATAAATAAAGGAAACATTTTAACAGTTCTACTACTTTTTATATCATTATTTATATCCACCATTAATCCTTTCCCTGTAGCGAAGGATTTTCATAATGCTTACTTCACCTTGTATACGCCATTTTTGTTTATAGGTGTAGTAGTGTACCTTACAGAGCATAAGTTAGTTAATCGGATTGTTGCTTTAATATCCATCGTAACTATGTTCTATCTTCATTTATCTCTCATTGAAAAAATAAACCCATTCTGGGGGCACTACAACTACGCATTCACAGGAACTGTTATTTTTCTTTGTTCGTGGTTATTTAAAGATAGATTCATTGAATCCAAAGCATGCAATTTGCTATCTGAAATGACTTATGCTGTGTACTTATTTCATAACTGGATTTGGGACTCTTTGTTATTAGTAGTTAATAAAATCGGAATTAAATACATCAATAGTAACATTCAAATATTATTATTGTTATTTATAGTTTGTTATTTTGCGCACAAGCTTGTAGAGCGAAGAGGTGTTTTAATCGGCAAGACACTTTTACGAAAAGCTTTAATATGACAGTCAACGAGAAATATGGGGGCGCTGCCCCCATATTTCTATTCTGATTGCTGAGGCCAGTCTATTTCTGGTGCAGTTGAAGTATCTACAGCATCCAGTGTGTCCAGATAATCCAGCCACAAATTATATTGTTCCAGTTCGTCACCTTTCAGACGACCAATAGCCGCTTTACCGGGCCACTGCTTGCTGTTAATAAAATCATTTGCAGCACGTATGCGTCCTTCTTTTTCGAGTTCTGCTTCCTGGATTAACTGTTCTTTAGTTTTCTCAGGTTTGGGGGGGGCTGTGAAATTATTTCCGTCATAGATCCATCCAATACCAACTGCAACACCAGAGATATTAACTGCCTTAAAATCGGCAAACATATCTCCTGCACCATCCCAAATAACGATATTAACAACAATATTGTTTTTAATTAATGCGTATCTGTTCATTAGCCGTATACCCACAAAATCGCCAGACCGTCAGCCCCTGCTCCACCCGACATAGACACCCCGGTAGACCCTGAGCCATAAATAGAGACCGCGCCGCTTCCGCCAGAGCCATTACCTGTGGCATTTTTTCCCGTCGATGCATTGACCCCTGAGCTAATTCCGACTGCCACACCGCCCACTCCGAATTCAGAGTCAGCCCCTTTCCCGCCAAGCGCATTTTTATCCGAGAACAGAAATCCAGAGCTTCCACCATACCCGTGATGCTGTGCTATCAATTCTGCTCCACCAGGAATGGTGTTATTAGCATTCTTAATCACTGTAGGGCCGCCGGTTGGCAGAACATTAAATGCTGGCCCCTTAGCTCCACCTCGCCCGCCAGTAGCTGTAATACCGTCGATAATCGTAGCCCCACCGTCACTTCCATCAGCTCCGGTTGCGGGAGTTGGCACGCCCCCCGCACCACCTGCGCCAATAGTAATATTAATTTTCTGACTGGCATCAACTGTGAATTTTGCTACCACACGGCTACCTGAATTCCCGCCCTTCCCTGCTGACGCATATCCGGGTTGTACGGTCGTGGAGTTACTGCCACCGCCGCCTCCGCCACCAATCATATCTGCCACAACAAACCTGGCATCTTTCGGCAGTGTAATTTGCCGGGATGTGTCAATCCGGTACACTGCAATGAGTCTTCCTGTTCCATCTCCCAAACCAAGGTATGTGAGAATGTCAGCAATAGTGCTTTTACCAATAATGTCGCGGCCGACAGAAGTTAAATCAGTCTGCGCTGCTGTATCATTTCCAGTGAAATACGGGAGTTTATTTTCACCGGTTGCCAGCCCTGCCAATGCCGTCAGCGTGGCATCAAGTGCCTGGAAATCCTTCCCAAAAGCGGTTCCCATTTTGGAGATAAAGCCGTTCAGGTCACCATCATCAAGCACGTCCAGCCCACTTTTGTTGGCTGTGTACTGCGCAAGCGCTGCCGCGATAAAGCTGGCTTGCCGAATAGCTTTGTTGACCTGTGCGCTGGATGCTTTACCTGCCGTAAACCCTGAAAGCAGAGCCGGAAGTGCTTCCCAGTCAGCTTGTGAGGTGACGTTAGCGTTCGGATCAAGCGCGAAAGGTTTAAAGTTGTTTATTGCCATTAGAGTATTGTCCCCCATGCTCCAACATCGAACCCGCCGATGTATTCGTTATCCATATCAAACCCAAAGAATTTAGAGCCCTCGGATGGTGCTTCTACCGAAGGCGTTTCAACATCACCCGCCCACACCCCGGCGGCTTTTACTGTGAGATATCCCTGTTTAATTGCAGCAATTAACTCACGCGATACATCTGAAATATCAGTATCAGGAAAGACCCAGACCGATATCGTCATGTCCTGGTTATCGACAATCTGCATTCGCAGCCCGGATCCTGCTGTTGCCACGTCAAGAATTGCCGGAAGCGAATCATTCCGTCCGTCCCAGTTATTAATCGCAATCTTCGCTTTAAGAATGACACGATAAGTTTCATCGCTGAGATACATGTATCCAGAATCAGGATCATATGGCCCCTGCCATACCCCCTGATCATATCCAAGCCCGTCGGTATCCCAGCTGAAATAGACACCTGAGATAGGCTGGCTGACAACACGGCTACGTCCGATCCACAATCCCAGAATGTCAAGTTGCACACCAACCGCAGAGTCAATATCAAATGCAGTAATCAGCCCTCTGGTGGCAGCCGCAACATCAATAAGCGGCCGGGTCATCAGATCAACATGCGCAAGAAATTTAGGTTTGGTGGCGTGGTAGTTCGTGATTAGTTCGGTGTATTTGCTCATGACTCCACCGTTATAACGATATTTTCCGGGGTACAGGACGCAGATTCGTTGTATCTGATATCAATGTTTGATGACGACAAAGCCCCCGGGGATTTCCCAATCGTCAGTTCCTGAATATCGTAATAGCGTGCATTCCCGCCACTCACCACGCCAAGATTGGCCGGTGAGTAAATGCGACTTAAAAGGACTGAATCACCAATCGTCAGACTATTGATGTAATCCGCGACGGCCTGCTGAATCTGCACGCCAATTTGCGACGTGTAGCCCGTAAAGGCTTTCAGTGTGATATGCCCGTAAATCGGAACATCAGTCGAACGCGAAAAACTGATCACGTGTGGATTGCCGTAAGTGTCCGGTACCGTGACAGAGGTCGTCCCGTAGGTCGCCGTTCCCTGCCCTTTATTACCCCGGATAGCCTGGGCAATGTCGGTCACGTCCCCGCCGTCCACGATGGCTGAGATAGAGTGTGGCGGCAGCCCGTTACTATCGGTCGCGCCAGTATCATTCTCGTAGAGCTTGTGACGTGTCACGCCAACAACGTTAGCAATCGCACCGTCAACGCCCTCAAACGGCGTGATAGAGGGTAGCGCGACGCTCTGCCCCTGCCTGATGCGCAGCTCTGCGTCGGTTTCTGCCGGCGCGCCTACGGTGGCCGCCGCCGGGTTGGTTACCGATGTCCAGCCTCGGGTCGGCGTGTTGATGGTAGTAATTGTCCCCGCCAGCGCGGCGACCGCGCCGCTGTTTGAGCAGGTGGCAGTGGCCGTCACCGTACCATCAACGCCAATCACTACCGAGGCAGGAAGACGCCAGATCACGTTATTAGTGTCTTTCACGGTACCGTTCGTGATGGTTGTCCCTGCGGTGCCGGTGAGCAGCAGATCCACGGTAGAGTTCGTCGCCCCTTTGCGCGCGATACCGTTAATTTTCACGTTACTGGTCAGCGCTGCGCCGTAACCCGTAGCAGGTGAGAAGCAGTTGTAAACGGTAATGGCCGTGTTATTGGCATCATGAATCGCCAGCGCCATCAGAGCCACCATCTGGCCGTCTTTGCTGTCCGGTTCGAGGTAGGCATCACTGCCATAAATCTGCTGAAAATAGCTAATCAGGGTGCTGAGTATCGTCTGATAATCAGGCGCACTGATCCCCTCCGCGGTTACCTTTGCAGATAAACCGAGAGAATCAAGGTTCAGAGCCATTACGCCTCCGATGTAACAGTCGTTATTCCATAGAGAGTGTCGATTTCAGCGGAAAACATGACACGTCGGGTCGTGGTATCCACCGTCGTATTGAAAGAGAGGATTGATTTAACGCCCCGCGTTTCCAGAATGCGTTTTCTGATCGCCAGGTTGTAAGTTTCCGGTTTTTGCCTGCCCAGCACGGACTGGATCCACGGAGTCCCCTCGGTGGTGTCGAGAAACCATTGCCCATACCACAATTCGAATCGCGTTTTTACCGCCTGCGCCACGGCCTCCGGTGAGTTAATCAGCCAGGTGTCATCACCGCTGCCAAAGGTGTAATCGCCATCGGCGTCTTCACGTCTGTATCGCATCAGTTAGGCGCTCCTGTGTTACCGCCGCCGGTCTGTACTCCGCCGTGCGTGTGCGTCATCAGGCTCTTACCACCAGCTTTTACATCGTTAGTCACCGTGACAGGGCCAAGCATCGTCGCGGTGCCGCCGCTTTCGCCCATCCCCTGAGAGAGATTCCCGTTTATTGTCACGTTGCCGTTTAGCGTGATGGTGGGTGATGTGATCGTGGTTCCTCCTTCTGCTGTCGCCGTCAGCGCGCCGGGGGTTTTAACCGTGATGTTATGGCCTGCGGCCACTTCCACAAACGCAGCGCCATCATCAGTACGCAGTTGCGCGGCGCTGGTGCTGATTCCGCTGATTTTCTGCGCCTGAGACTGCGGACCGACGATACAAAACGCATCCGATAAATCATGCATTCTGTCATCGACCGGTTCCTGTATTCCGCCGCTCTGCCACCAGAAATCAATACAACGATCGGCAAAAATCACCAAACATTCATCACCGGCTTTAACTGGGAACGTTAGCGTGCATCCTCCGCCGCTCGGGAATACCACTGGCACATCCACCAGCAATGGGTAATTTTTGGTAATGCGCTTGCCGTCATTATCCTTTTCAACCGAACGGATAGCAGGCTGCACAACTGCCGTCACCGCATCAGGATCGAATGACTGAATAATGCCAGGCAAGGCGACACGGATCTGGTTCTTTGTTGTTTCCCTTTCAGATTTGAATGTTTCGGCAAGGTCGCCGCTGCGGGTCTGGTCAGATACTGCCATTTAGTAGGCTCCAGAAAGCAAAAAACCCGCCGAAGCGGGTTTGAAAGGATGTATGGATTATTTAGGTTTCTTCCTACCATAAACAAACACTGTAGTTAATCCTACGAGATCTAAAGTAGCAAGAGTACCTGCGAACCAAGTGTTACCGCGATTAGCAAAAAACGCAGCCATTATAAGCACTACCATTGCAATGCAAAATCCCATCCATTGCCCACGTTTGTCGCGTGAAACCGCACCAAGTAATGCATCACTTTGCGTCTTATGCCTATGCTCTTGCTCTTTTTCGGTTAGCCTGAAAATTCTCTCAGCGCCGCCGGGTAATATTTGATTATATTGTAAGAGCATAGCAGGAGGTGGGAGTGGTCCCTGAAAAGACTCCTGCTGAAACATGGCAATAACCTTCGGGTTCTTAGAAACTCTCTCAAGAAGTTCAGGTGTTAACTTCGATTTTAGCTCAGGATCAAGGTTGGCAACTGCAGACAGCTTTTCCACTACTTCCTGAGACTCATCATATTCCGAGGAATCAATATCTTCGTCGATACCATCCGAATCAGGAACGGCTTTTTGCGACGCTTTGTTTTCCTGATGCTTTTTGAGAACGGCCGCCTGCTTGCGGGGTTTTGAACTCATACCTGATAACTCTGTTCATGTCACTTGCAATGACTTTAACATCACTTCTTATTGCCCGACAATCAGATCCAGAAGCAGCATATTGCCAGTAATCTGTAGTCGGCATAATGTCCATAACACTACCGGCAGCGGCTAAGTAACGATTAACGATTTTCCTCATATCCCCTCCCATAGTGAACATCAGTGGAGCGCAGAGTTTACCTTTAAGGTAAAGTATAGACAACTACTGTGTACAGATGGTTCAAAAAATGCGTTAACCAGTATTATTTTGTTAAAATTAGCGCAATTGGCAACAGTTCATCCATAATATTATGGACGTCAAAAATCATCGCCCAGCCACTTTTTTACAAGGGAATGATCCGATGATTTTCGGCGCATCCATGCTGTTCTGCAGAAGCTGGACGTTCAGAAAAGCTTTTCCGTTACGCTTCACAAACTCAAAGCCGTAATTGTTGCCATCGCGGGAAGGCATCAGGCCCATGTCGGTTTTAACGTTGTCCCAGTCATCTTTCTGACCAAGAAACTTAATTTTCTGAGATGTTACCTGTTCGCCGTTGATTTTCGTCCACCCGTTATCAGATGCATGAAGTCGGTATCCCCCGCATTGCAAATCAGCGAAAGCCGATGAGCAGGAAAACAGTAACGAAATTGTCAGAACTAACTTCATACGCTTCATGAATAAAACCTTTGCTGCGCTGAGGACGAAAGTAAATCCGCCGCGCCACGCGCTTCGCACATCATGTCCATGTACCACGCCTGGCCCCTTGTGTCACCAGTGTATATAATCCCGCGCACAATATAAACGCCATCCGTTGCGATGCTGGCAGGCTGCGATGTGGTGCCACTTAGCGTGATATTTCCATCCGTGTTCTGGTCGGTGATCTGACCACCAGCCATCGCAATATCGTTGTTCGACAAGGCGGTACGATACACGGAAGCCTGATCCAGCTGAATGAGTCCGTTAACCCGGATGTTCGGATTAATAAGCGCGCGGACGTTTACGCCGTTACCGATAGTCTGCTGCGGCATGCCAATAAGCCCGGTAGCGCTGTTGAGCACAATCGCTTCATGAACATATTCGTTATTCGCCACCATCTGGCGCTGACCGTCCACGAATTGCCATGTTGCGCCACATTGCCCGGCTACGTTATCCATTAGATGCCGCGTCATGCCAAAGAGTACCCGCCCCCGGGGGAATACAGTAGCAGGCATTTCAGGCGTCAGGCCTTCGGTCGCGCCTTTGGCTTCGAAGTCTTTCATCAGCGCACGGTTCACATCAGCGACCGTGTAACCGGCAGCCAGCGTCTGTGAGGTTATACTGGTGGCAAAAGCCAGATCAGTATCTGCTGCCTGAATCAGGACGTAGGAATCAACCGGACTGTCTTTTCCTGTAACCGAGTAGCGAATTTCACCGCTGAAAATCAGTCCGTAGTTGCGGCCATCACTCTGGCCCACGTCCGCCGCATCAACCTCCCGCACGATCCCGACGTCGCTTGCCGACACCTCCGGCGCGATACCGTCGTAACCCGCAATCAGACGCACTTTCGAAAACTCCTGCCCGGTGATTCGGTTCACAGTATCTGCCGAGAGGTTATAAATTTTGATAGTCCCTACCCGGGACGCACTGCTGATGTTGAACCAGTCGATCGTAAAGGTGACTTTAAAATCACTTAGCTCAATTCCCTGACCGTTCCCGTCCACAAGCTGCAGCTCGAAATGTCTCATCCAGTTCTGTGACATGCTTACTCCGTTGATACCAGTAAATGGCTGCGACTGCCCAGGTCAGTTTTCGTGGGATAATCCTGTGTGTTGTCATCGCAGACCACCAACAGCTTAAAACCAAGCCCCATACAGGCGTACTGCGCCAGCAGATCAGCGCCAGTGACGAGAGGAATACCGGAGATTACCGGCTCTCCTCTGTCGTTCTGCAGGTCCATAATCCAGTAAGGATCTCGCCATATGATGCTAATCCGCCAGGTGACACCGCTCAGGGCGATACTGAACTGCTGGTTATCCGCTGTCAGCGGAATTTCCTGAATTGTCATCAACCGCCCCCCAGTAATGACGCCACGTTACCCGTGATGCTTTTCAGCAGTGAAGTATCTGGAGGCTTTGTGGTTTTGTTGCCGCTGTTCTGTACCGCCGACGTGCTGGCCCCTTCCTTCATGTTGGTTTTATCAGCGACAGTGATCTGCTGTGTCCGGGAGATAAGGACCTCCCTCAGGGTGAGGACGGCGGACAGGACGTTTTCGGTTGTCTTGTCCGTCGTCACTTCCAGCGCCCGGATCAACATGTTGCTGTACAGCCGTTTACCGGTTACCACATCGAAGGGGATACGGCTTTCCTGCAGATCCAGTAGCTCCTGATACGTCTGCTGAGGACTCAGGCCGAGCAGGCCGGTAGCCGTCAGGTTACTGGCAAAATCCAGCAATGCGCCGCCACCGGCGAAACCAACCTCCATCACCACTTCTGACGGTTTTTTATAGGCATGATCAGCGACAGCAGCCCCGACCTCTACCGGATGCTCTGTTATTTCAAGCATATCTGTATGCTTCTCTGAAATAACAACACTGGGAACAATCATTCCTATTTTTCTGCTCTGCTGATGAAAAAGTGTAGAGAGAATATCCACTAGCCCACCCTCACCTGATTACTTCGCATGACCTGAGCATTTGCAGACTGTTGCCGACGTGCAACCTCATTACCGACAGCGTGCGGATCTCCGCCACCGTAAATGTGGTAGGTATTTTGCTGGTTAACCTCTGTCACTTTGCCACTAATTCCCGCCACGGCAGCCTTATTAATCAGCTCTCGGGAATAGATATTTCTTCCATTCTCATGCTGGATAATGCTGCTCATCAATGCTGACATGGTTTGCGGATCGCTCATATTCAGGGCAGCCCGGGGATCCACTCCCAGTCGTTGCGATACAGCCCTGATATACGCAGTTGTGTTGTTATTATCAGAGGCAGGTGCCCAGGTAGAGATAATTTTTTCCACACTGTTTATTCCCCGTCCGGCGTACAGCATTAACTGACGAGCAAGAGCCCGTAATCCATCAAAGGCAGTTTCAAATCTGGCAAATCGCCCGCCCGGGTGTTCAAGAGAAGCCCCCGCCTGACCAGCAAAATTAAGGTTTCCCGGATTGTTATTCCGCTCTCCTCGTTTCGTAGCCTGTGCATGTTGTTCCGGCTCATCATCACCAAACCAGCCGCGTACCGTCCGGCCCACACTGCGGGGATCGAATCCCCAGTGCTCTTTAATCCAGTCGGCAGTACTGTTAGCGCTGTCTGTAACCATCGGCATCGCTGACGGATTTTCGCTGCCCTGATTAAGTATCTGTTTGCCGATGCTGACGGCATCAGCCCAGCGTCCATCTTTGATAGCGTTGAGCAGGTCGGCGATCATGTTCAGCATTTTGCTGAATTCGCCCATCTGGTCGATGAAGTTGCTGAAATCCCACTTCAGGGACCATGATTTGGGGTCAATATTGAGCAGTTTCGCCAGCGCTTTCGCCAGATCGTTAACGGTCGTTTTAAGGTCACGAACCATCTTCAGCGCGGCATCGACCTCCGGTTTCCACTTGCCCCAGTCAATCAGGCTGTCGCCGCCTTCCTTCCAGGTCTGATAGTCCTCCCACAGGAGGGCAATCCCCGCCGCCAGCGCGGTAATGAGGCCAACCGGCGACATCGAGAACGTACTGTTCAGAATGCGCAGCGCAATCGTCAGTGCGCCAAACAGCGAGATCAACTCCCGCGTTTGCTTATCCAGCGATTGCCACCAGGTGATAAGGCCTGATGTCCCCTCAATCAGTCTGAAGAACAGCCGCCCGATAATATCCCCGAGCGCCAGAATGCCTTTTATGGCTTTCGTCAGGGTCTGCTCGATACGAGGGAAGTTGTCCAGGATATGGCGGCGCAGGGTGTCCAGCGAACCCGCAAGCCCACCCGCAAGATTAGAGCCGATTTTGTCACGGGCCATGCCTGCCATCGCGCCGAACTCGCGCAGGGAGGTCATGAATTTGTTGGAGCTTCTGGCCGCCTCGTCAGCATTGAAGCCGATAGCTTTCACCATTTCTGAATACTGAGCGCTGAACTGCCCCACTCCGCGACGCATCGCCATAAGGGTATTTTCGTCAATGCCCAGCATCTGCGCATACTGGTTAGCCCGGTAATACGGCATGCTACTGAGTTTCTGTCCAACGCCCGTAAAGATAGCGGCCATGTCACGCATGTTACCGCTGGCATCCCGTGTCTGTACCCCCAGACGATTCAGAAATCCCTCAGCCCCGGGGTTATTACGGATAAAACGGGCAAGGCTCTCCAGTGACCCGCGCGCAGCGTCCACGCTGCCGCCCACCTGCGAAACCGCATAGCCAATAGACTGAATCCCCTGAACCGTCGCGCCGGTGCGCTGTGACGCCCAGTAGAGATTATCCAGACCGGAGGCGATCTTAGCCGTGAAGGCCACCACGGACAGCGCAGCTCCTTCAACGGCCAGTCCCATTTTGATGACATTTGCAGTTGTACCGGCGAGGACAGAACCGAACTTTTTCGCTCCTGCATCATCCACACTGAAGCCAAGCGAGACGAGGAAATCTTTAATAGTTTCAACGTTCATTATCCTCTCTCCATTTCTCAATGCGCTGCTGGTTATCCGCTTTTACCGCCAGATGGTCATTCAAGAGAGCAATGTCGTACAAATCGACAGAGCCATCTTTAAGTGCTGTATAAGGAATTAACCCGGCGTCAACCGGATTGAGAAGGTAAGACAGCCCGTCCGGCAGGCTGTTAAACGTCAGCCCTGTTGCAGGCTCTGCGTCGTGCTGGTAAGGGGTGTAGGCAAAAAATTTCCCAGTGAATCGGCGACCACCCGCGCCACCAGCTGCAGCATGGTTAGCAGGTCGATATCATCGAACATCAGCTGACCACTGTTGAATACCGGCGTCCATCCGTCCATGTGCTTACGTGACACTACGGCCAGGCAAGGATGAATAATCGCGTTGGTATCTTCTTCAGTCAGGGAAGACAGTTCCTCAGCGATACGCGGGAGCATGGTTTCAAACACCGGTTTTAACTGCTCGAATTTCACGGTGTCGATTTTGCCATCAGCAGGCAAACGGGAGCGAATGCTCCCGAAATCTGACATCATTCCTGCCAGCACCGGCAGAAGTTTGCGGGTCACTTTCAGCTGGTCAAAAACGCTGAGTTTTGCCACGCGATATTTCACGCCTTTGATTTCGAATTCCATGTATTAAAACTCCCCGAGAACCTGGTCAATCTTGCCGCAGTCAAACACCCACGGCATCGTATTACCGGTTTTAGCGTTGGCATTATCCGGTTGTTTCTGGAACGCAACACTACGTGCCGTGATGATGTCGCCGCTGACCTTGTTTCGGATCACAATAACGTTATTCCCCCATGTGGCAGAAGACTGGCTCTGTGCGTTATACGCCAGCGACAATTTTTTATTTGTCGGTGATGTCTTCAGAAGGTTAACGGTAATCGTCCCGCTTTTATCTGCATGGAGACTGTGCATCACTTCGCCATCAGCACCGATGGCCATGGTGTTTTTAGGACCGCCCATCGCAACCACAATCCCCTCTTCAGAACTTGCAGAACCGTACCCGAGGTCAATCGAACCGGTCGGCCCGGTCAGCGTCGCAGTGACATCCATAAAAGAATAGGTAGACATTCACTTCCCCTTAGCGAACAACGTTAATCTGTACGTCAGCGTAATGAACCGCGCCTGCAAGTTTTATTGCAGCCTGAATCACCGGAGCCTTACGGGCTTCACGTTCTGATTGTGCCTGTTCATCCAGCGGCTGGGCGTATACGTAATAACCTTTGGGCAGTGTGTCACCTGATGACAACTGACCAAGGTCGCCCCCGTTCCATACGCCCGGAGCAATCAGTCCATTCTGAACGGCCTGATCCAGTGATTTTTCAACATTTGATAACAGTCGGGTAATACCGGCTTCAGTCTGGGGAACTTTCGTGGTGCTGGTATAAAGCAGGTTATAGAGGTTGGTCTGCACATAATTCTGTAACCAGTCCAGGCCGTGGCGTTCATCAAAGAAATCGCCGTTAGCCATCACTCCCTGCTGGAGGATAGCTGTATCATTCTGGTAGTACACGAACACATTGCAGTTTTTTGCATCAAGTGCCGATGCCTGGCTGACTGTCAGTGTTTCATACCCGACACCCGGCTCCTGCTTAAACTTGAGCGTAATCGCGGTATTACTGCCATTGAAATTAACCGTGAATGCCCGGCCAAATGCAGATAACGCAGCGTATTTATTACCCGATGAATACTGAATAAAACTGCGTGAATATCCGGCGGTTTTCAGTTTTGATGCCAAATCATCGCTGGATGCAGTCTGCAGGCATTTCTCATCGCTTGTCGTAATCGCCAGAATACGGCTTACAGAAGAGGATTCGATCGCCGCAGCCACTTTCAGCCAGTCTGCATCCGGAATATCTTCATCGTCTGCAATCCCCAGCCCATACCATGAAGTATAATCGAGCATGGCATTCACAGCCTGCTCCAGCGTCTCAGGCGTGGCCTGTTCGCTGTCTCCCTTCGTTTTCACCCAACGACCAACAAAAACCTCCTGAGGTTTCGGTGATTGTGAGAAAAACACCTGCGCAGCCTTATATTCTGGTGATTCCACGCCAAAATCTTTTCCAATATCTTCCGCGGCAGAATAACGGCGAATGCGCTCACTTACCGGAATGATTGTGGACGGGCCGAGAATGAGTAATGCACCAAAATTTCGCCCTGATGCTGCACGCGGCGACATGATCACATCAACGTTTACAACGTTGGATACAGGTAAGCCCTGCGTCATAGTTTATTCTCCAAAAAAGGTGACTGGCGCTTCCACCAGCGATTTAATGCCGTACTCGCGCACGACCTTCCGGCGCAGGCGCACCGTCATGTCATAGCGGCGAACCCATTGCTGGTTGATAAGTTCGGGGAAAGGGGTCAGACCGGTATAGTCGCCAAGGGACAAACCAAGCGCGTTAAGCTCAGCATTGTTTTGCGGGACAGATATGCCATCGCGAAAACGGGATGCATAAGACATTCCAGCAGGGCCATAGAACGACGCCATGCACTCGAACGCTTCATGTCGCCAGAGCTCAGCGCCCTCGTCGGTCTGATTGGTGAATGCAGGACTGTTATCAATGGGCCATCCGGTAACGCCGAACGCGCACCAGTTCGTTTCAATGGGCAGCAGTGGCGGCTGATCTTTCTGCCAGCGCGGGCGAACCATCCCAGCTGGCAAGCCGGAAACGTTGCGCATCCACTGGCTTAACAGCCTGTCGAGCGCTTCGTCATAATCCGGATCGCCACTGGTTGGTATCAGCCATCCGCGCTCTGTGCTGGTGTTATTGCTCAACCGGAATTCCCCCATCAAACGGCAGCAACTCACAATGCGCCTGAACGAATCCGGCACCATACGCTGTATACGGGTCGACGAAAGTCACACGATAATCACGGCCCTGATACGTCACGATATCGGCATCACGGCCAGTCTGTCCCTGCGTCAGTCGCTCAGTCGTCACAATCAGAATTGCACCACTGATTACCTGCCCAGCCTGCATACGACGGTTTTCCAGAGAGCGATCAACAGTTACGACTCCGGCAAACTGCTTTTTAACTTCGCTGTCGCTGCCGATCCCGTCCTCATCCACCGTTTGCACACGGCGTGTTACCCACAAATTGAAGTCGCAAAAATCGGGGTCAAAAAGCACATCTGTTACATCAAGAGTCGGCATTTTTATCCCTCACAACATGGGTAATCGCTCTGCGATATTGCCCGGTGTCAATTAATGGTTTCGCCAGTTCGGTTCCCGGAGATTCGCCAGCAGCACGCCGGGCAAGTTCCAGTGTTGCCCCCTTGCGCCCCCGACGAGCCCGGGCTTCAACAGTACTGTCAGCAAGCGGCGTGAAGCCGGTAATGGTCATGTAACGCCTGACGCCATTAGCGGCCAGCGTTCCGGCACGGTTGAGCGATCTTTCCGCACCCGCCGCATTTCCATCAAGCGCAGCCTGCGCCGCTGTTTTGAGCTGCGGCAACGTCTGTTCCTCTACCGATTTAACGCCGGGGATCAGGTGCGGGCGTGGGGGGATGTTTTGCGCTGGCGAGCCGTATTCGTTGACGTAACCGATCCCGGCATTACCAAACGGAACATCCTCACGCTCGCTGTCTGCTTCCGGGATACCCACCAGCACTTCTTTTTTACTGATGGATTTGAGCGCATCCAGAATGGCCTTAGCGTTATCCACCCTCGTTGTTACACCGCTTTTGAAACTCATAGCTGGCGACCACCTGCACCGAACATCGTGATCAACTGATAAAATTCAGCGCCATATCGGGTGTTATTCCAGAAACCTGCATCAGGATTCAGCGTCGCGCTGGTGTCATAACTGACGCTTACCTTATCCACGGACTTTGAGGACTGAACACCATTGGTTGAACCGCCCGGACCACCAGCCAGCATCGCCCGGCTGTCTGCCGCCCAGAGCGTCATGTAGTGCGCAACGAACAACCCGGCAAAGTACGGAAACAACTTTTTGCCGGTGACGTTTTCGCTCAGCAGTTCATCGGCCAGATTCAGACGAAACTGGATTTGCGCTTCGGGATATTTGGCAGGGTCAGCAAACTGCGGGAAGTCGCGGCGAAAATTACTTACCGCTGGCAGACTTTGATTCTTTGGCATTTTTTACCTCGTTACGCGCGTCTGTGGCTTTGCCAACGGATACCTCCGCGTGCGCACGAGTGAACCAGTGCGTGGCAACGTCTTCCTCCACAGCATGACGGCCTTTAACAAACTCGCGCCGAGAACCGTCGGGAAGCGTGAGCACAAACGGGGTATGTACGTGTATTACTGCATCATTTTTTGCCATCGGGTCATCCTTAATGGCCCCACCAGGGGGCCATGTGGCTGTTAAATGCCATCAACGTACGAAATGGTTTCTTTGTACACTGGCTCGACTGCACCCAGCTTGCCGTAGTAAGTGACGATCTGATACAGACCGCGATACTGCACCGGCACGCTCTGAAGCGGAACCAGCGGGTAGCGGACGTATTTTTTATCGTTGGTGTACGCAACCATGCGATCCTTTTTCCCCACACCACGGCCTTTCAGCCATTTAACCGCGCGGATATTCAGCGGAACACCGTTCTGGTGATAGCTGATGGTGTTGGTCTGAAGATACGTCAACAGGGACTGGTTACCCGCAGATGAAACGATGATGCTGGACAACAGAGCAAACTGCTCAGGCGGGATCAGCAAATCACGCGGAACCACAGAGTAACCGGAAGCGGCCCACGCATCAGACAGCGCCTGGTTAATGCTTGCGCGGATTTCGTCCGGTGTTGAGGTTGCCCACGTTTTGGCAGCGTTGTTGACAGGCACACCGTCCAGGGTAACAAGGCCTTTCAGGTTTAATGCGGAATCGCCAACATATACCTGTTCATCGTTATCCATCTGCCATTTCAGTTGCATCCCGTCATACTTCTGCGTATCAATCGGGCGTCCGACCTGCTGAGCAGCCTGCAATTCTATGACCGTCCAGCCAAGTTCCATCCCCCACAGGTTCAGCGGGTTACCGGATTTGCCGATATCCACGTTCACGCCAGCAATAGCGGTTGAGTCTTTGCCTACCCAGTTTTTGCCATTCGGATTTGCGCCAGTACCCGCAGCGGCGAAGCTGGTATTCGTCCAGCTGGAAATGTCATCTGCGATGGAGACATCTTCACGCAGTTGGATATCGCGGGTCCAAGTGTACCCCACCAGTGGCAGGTTCAGCGTCTGGTCGAGTCGTTCCAGCTCCCCGATGAGAAAGGCACCAGAGCTGTCAACGGTTGCCTGATCAAAAGTAATCATTCGTCTGTTCCTTAAATCTTCCAGGAAATTTCTGCATTGCCGTTAGCATCACCGGCACCTGTGAATTCAGCGTTGGTCAGCACCACGTTTTTGCCACTGACTGACGTGGCCATGAATCCACCCAGCGGCACTTTGATGGATTCATCAGTGGAAACGACAACGTATACCGGGTCGCCTTTTTTGATGGTGCTGGCATCAAAATCAGAACCGAGATTAACGGTCACGTAGCCACGCTTCATGGCGTCGCCCGGGAAGTTCTTGCCACTCCCCACCTGGCGAACCATGTCCGGCTGCGAAGTGGTCGGATAAGGGCGCACGTAGATCCCCTTCACCTTGTCTGCGGTATCACCATCTGCCAGCGGCACGAAAAAACCGTCATCATCGTATTTACCAGCCAGGCCATAGGCAGCAAAGGCGTTATCGGATTTAAGGACCACTGGTTCGACGGTTAAGTCCTGCGGGCGAGAAACAGCCCCGGCAATGCCAACAGGCATCCGGTACAGAAATACATTATTCATTTTTTACCCTTTACGGTTTGCCCAGAATTCAGCGTTTTGTTTGTTCAGGGAAGCGATACTGGTCATGCCCATGTTTGGGCGCTGTGCATCGCCGGTGGTGGCGCGGGTGTTTTGCCCTTTGGCAATCTCAGACACGGCATTAAACGCCATGTCGACCGATTGTTTCGGTAATTTGCGGATATCCGCATCACCGACTATCTGGCGAACCAGCGTTTTGTCAGCGGAAGCCAGAACCTCGCGTTTGAACGCGGTCGGTTTCATCTTACGGCTCAGATCGATACCCGGAACGATAACTTCGGCACGCCAGGCTGAGTCACCAGTAATCGTGGTTTCCTCTTCATCGTCCTCGCCGTCACCGGTCGGATTAGCGTCAGGTTTATTATCGTTATCGCCCGTGGCATTTCCTTCCAGTTTAGCCAGCAGGGCTTTCAGTAATGTTTTGAGGTCATCATCACTGTCGCCGGTTGGACCTCCGCCCATCTCTGGTGCTTTGTCCGGTAGCGGTTGCTGCGGGGACAGGTTGATGTTGAGATTAACGCCCTGCGGCAAATCCCCCTCATCTCCTGTAACCGATGCGGGAGCCGACTCCACCAGTTCGTTCATGGTGTCAGCGTCACCCGTTTTGATGGCCGTGCGCATGCGGGTCCACCAGCTTTTCTTTTGATTTGCCATTGTGTCTCTGTCTCCAATTGCACAACGATTTCCGGCTCTGCCTTTAGGGACAAGAGCCACATGGTTTCCGGTAATATCGACCTGCTCGGCTTTACCTGGCTCGGTCTGCTCGTACTCCGCGTCATAGCCACACGACACTTCACGCAGGCCATCTTCGATAAGCTGAATGGCGCTTTCGTCTTTGACGATAAGGTCAGCCAGCATCAAATCAGACTGGTCACCAGTCCCGCGCCGCACATTCTGAAGATGCCCGACAGCAAGCTCTTTCCAGTTCTCGGGATTTACCAGCCGCACATTCCCGTTTTCATCTTCAGGATGCAGGATCGTGATGCTCATCCCTTCGAATGAGGCGAGCGTGGCCGGATGGAATACCTGCTCAGGAGAACGCGTTACGACTATCTCACCGAGCTTGTCGGGTTTGAGGTTTGGCAGATCGGCAGCGCCGTAGAGCTGCTTACCCGTTCGACCTATCGGCACGTCTTTGCACAGCAGCGAGCCGTCAGCCAGCTGATAGCGGGTTTCCCCCAGCCGGGTATTGAAAAAATATTTCATGGTTTACCTGCGATTCAGGCGAGATAAGAATGAGGGTTGGGGAAGACGATTTCTTTGTAACAGCGGCAGTTCGGCAGCTCACCAGCGTGACCGGTCATACCGTCAAGCGTTGGAGGTCGGCCCCATTCGACAAACTTACCTTCCATCTCCCGATGAGAATGCCGGACGTCGCCATCTTCGGCTGTACGCCAGATATAACCATTCGAGCCGATTGACAGCGCACGCGCCTGATCGAGCGCGCCGGTTGCGCGTCCAAGCTCGGTACGGGCGATAAGGTTCGCTCGTGAGCGTGACACGTCACCGGACGCAGCTATCTCTTTCGCGAATGGCTCAGCGCGGCCACCAGTCACAACGGCCTCGATGGCTTTGTTCTGAATGTCATACACCCGATCGGCGGCCTCAAGAGGTAGCGATTTGATGTACTTAATCTGCTCGGCAACGATGGATTTCATCACCTGGCCTACCGGGGCGCGGTCAACCATGTTGCGCAGCTCTGCACTGATGTTCCGGCTGTGCTGACGCCACTGCTTTTCATTCTGGCGCGCAATGTCGGCGGTAAAGTTCTCAGCAACCTTCGTCGCCCAGGGGGTGATGATTTCGCTGTAGCGCTCCAGCGCATCCATGATTTCGGTGACGCTATCGTTTGAACCATCGTAGCGCCCATTTACGATATCCCCGACCGCCCGTGCTATCTGCCGTAGGCTCGTTCGATATCGGATCTCCGCCTGGCGACTCTGGCGGGTTGTCGCCAAGTTCGCCGATGCCTGGCGGCGCTTCGTCTTCGGCATTCTCTATGTCCTCGTCGGTAATGGATGCCCCGATGCCGGTGACGTCAGAGTTTTCGCGCAGGTCGGTCATTGCCGCCTTACGCGTCATCAATCCGTCGCCCAGCGCGGTGCTGATCGCGTTGGTGGTATTTACGGCCACCGTTGAGCGGTCAACGTCAGACATTTGCCATAGCGGGTTAAACTCAAACGTGAAATCGTCCGGCAGTGGCTTACCGAGTTCCGAGCGGTGCATAATGTCCAGTATCCGGCGCATCGGCAGCCGTAAGCGGCGCTCCTGCAATGAGCTCACCCGGTCGTAATAGTTGGCAAGATCTGCATCACCGGTAGAAAATCCTTTCGGGGACTGTCCGAACAACCGCACCAGTGGAATACCAACAGCGCCACTAATCTGTTCTGCAAACTGCGATAGGATGTCATCCAGACCACTGAAGCTGTACTGATGCGTTTCAAACTTATCCCGCGAGTCCATGAGCGTCATGCCTTCATTGCTCTGGAACTGTCGAATCAGGTCGATATTCTTCAGCAACGCTTCATACGCAGGACCACCAAGTGCGATAAGCTCGCGTAGCTTCTCCACGCTGTAGGTACGCAAATGCGCTTTGTAGACCAGCTGCGCCGCGCCGACAGTGGCGCTGTCGAACGCAGTAAGCCGATCCCAGATACGCTCTACAACCGACATTCCCCATTCGTTTTCGGTCATCTTCTGCTGGAATGGCAGCGTCACCCCGTCGAAGCGAATCAGGCGGCTGTGATGGATGCGCCAGGCTGGAATGCCCGTGGCAGTGGTCACCACGTCGTAAAACTCAGGTTTGCCGAGATCCGGCCCCATCTCTTTAATGCGGCGGGTCAGGACCGGGTTAATCATCCAGCGGTCGAGCGGGAGAATGCCCTTAAACTTGCCTTCTCCAATGGTTTCGAGCCGCAGCGGGGTCATTGGTGCCTGCCCCTCGATCATGATGAAGCCGACCGCGCCGCCGTAGAGGCGCGACCATTTCAGCACGTCGTTCAGCGCATCCCAGATCTGCAACTCATCCAGCTGCGCTTCCAGGGTGCCACGGTCTTTGGCGTCAATCTCCGAAGTGATGCGAATGCCTTTCCGGGTCATATCGTCCGGGATAGCGTCGACCGCTTCGCCGATGATCCAGGACGAACGATAGGACCATTCCACCAGCATGCGGTTGCGGCTGGTGAAGTTAGCCCGGTAGGTCGATGCTGAGTGCTGGTTAGGCGTCTGCATCCCTACGCGGGCAATAAAATTCTCATAACCATCAGCTGTGGCCTGCGCAGTTCGCCGCAGGGCTTGTTTGTTTCGTGCCATCAGGCCTGTCTCCCTAGCAGCTCCCAGATGTTCAGGGCTGAATTCATTGGGGCATAGTTGATCATCACCGAGTCGGCAAGGTTTGGCGATCGGGTTCCATCAGGCTGTTTATCAATAACGATTTTTCCCACACCATTAATGGAATAGGTCGGCTGCGAAAGCTCGATGATGAGTTTATCTTTGAGTGCCATGCTACTGCTGATTGAGATGATTTCGTCCGGGTTGTAAGCCATACCTTCAACCACGGCGCGCCAGGTATTCTGAAAAAGTTTACGTAACCGCCACCAGCTCTGGGCTTTGGCGTTAGCGAAGAAGTCCTTGTTCAGACGTGCGGCTTGCCCGTTGTCCCCGCGAACAGCTTCATCATCCGGATCAAATACCGCGCCACTACCTCGAAACGGTGTGGCAAGTATTGACGGTCGACACGCAGCGTTACGCAGTTCGTTGATAGCGCGTGCGTCGCCGCGAACGCCAGCGCCCAGCCCGTCCTCGTCAAAGCGAAACTCTTCGAGGTTGTCCTGTTCGCAAAAGCCGAAAACCTTCTCGACGGACTGATAAATGTCGCTGCCCACACCGGACCATTCCCGCACATTTTCCAGGAGGAAGCCATGACGGGTGGAAAAGGCATTTTTGTCCCTGCCTTCGTCGGCGACATCCATCGCGCCAAGTCGTTTGCCTGTTGGCTGGATACCCAGTTTGATATGCGCATCAACGGCAGCCTGTACCCATTCGGATGGAATCAGAACGCCTTCCGCTGATGCGCTGTAGTTCAGATCAAGTTCCTGTGCCACCACCACCGGATTATCGATTTTCTCGCATTCCCTGCGATACCACTCTTCATCCTTGCGAGGATCATCCCGCCAGTGGAATGTGAATACCGGTATCTTCCCGCCATGACGCTTCTGAGCGAACGGGTTAGCCATGCCGTTAACTGAACTCAGGTCGATACGGCAACGCGTCGTTTGTGACAACGCCGCATCAATCAGCAGAGGACGCTGAAGGAATGCAGCCTCATCAACCAGATAAAGCGTGGTACGGTCACCACGACCAATATTATCGCCAGCCTCGCCTTTGATAACGGCACCAGTTTCAGGAAACTCAACACGCATATATGGCGCGTGCTTCTTCTCACTCCACGAACCGCGAAACTCTACAGGTAGCGTTTCCACGAACTTGCGTGCCTTCCAGAACAATGCTTTCGGGTCACCAGTGCTGTCGACGTATTCCTCTTTACGGGAGCCGAAACCGATAACCATTTCTTTGTTGAAGAGACAAAGCGAGCAGGCCAGTCCGATCGCGGTCCAACTGAGCCCCATTTCACGGGATTTTTCGGTAATACCATTCTCCCGATTGCCCCAGCGTTCCATAATCCAGTGGATCCACTCCTCCTGCTTAGGGAAGAGTAAAAACGGAATGGTCACCGGCAGGCCATAATCAATATTACGCGGGTCCGTTGTCATGCCCCAGTCGATGATGAACTGAGCCGGATTGGTTCGGTAAAACTGCTTCAATACGGGCAATATTTCAGGATTCTGGCGAATGCGCTGTAGGCGTTCCATCCGCCATTCAAAAACCATCTGGTAATCAGGATGTTTAAAATCGAAGGGGAATGGTAACGGCATACTTAGCCCATCATTTTTCTATACGCCTCTGCAGCCTGCTCCGGCGTTAAGTTAGTAATTTCTGTTCTGACTGGTCCTCCATCAGCGCCAGTCACTTCATTTTTGACGTTGTCTTTAAACGCCTGAACAGAAACATGACGCCCAAGCAACTCAAGGTTTTTAACCTTATCAGGCCATTTGATTTTCTTCAGAAGTGCGGCGCTATCTGCGGATACCATCTCCACGACATCCATTCCTGATAGCGTTGTGCGCCATACCTTAGGCCAGTCTTTAATGGGCTTTAGCTCACCGTTTTGCAGGAGAATGTCGAGCACATCCATCTGGTCGATTTCAATAAGGCGATTAAGTACATATTCTGCATTAATACCAACAAGATCATTGCGTTGCGCTTTCAGTTCAGCGATTCTGAATTGTATGTCAGGTTTTGACAGGTTTTCGGATGCGGTACGGTTAGCTGTCTTTGCGCTGTACCCCGCCCGAATAGCCGCTTGCGTGGCGTTTAAATCGATGAGGTACTCGCGACAGAACATTTCTTGCTTGTCGGTGAGTGCCATTGATATACCTGAGGAAATTATGAAGTTAGAAGATTTCGCAGCTTATAACCGCCCTCAATCGAAGGTGTCCGATGAGAGGAAATTTCTTGATTACATTCACAGTCGGAACAGATGGGGTGAGTTTATCAAAAGCATCGATAACGCAAAGCCAGTATCAATTGCCATGAAAAATTCATTCCATAGTCAATGGGTTGAGTCTGGGGCCTTTATACGTGAAAAGATCAACGACGACTCAATTCTCCTCAAACTATTAACGCTCTTATTGCCAACATATGATGGTGACAGCCTTGTACTTTATCGGGGGGAAAATAAAGACAGGTTCGATAAAGGGCTCATTGGATTTTGCTGGACAACGGACATTTCAGTCGCCGAGAAGTTTGGTCGTGGATTGAATGCATACAAATCACCAGGTTTGCTGTTAAGAGCTGAAGCTCCAGCCTGTTCTATATTAGCTGGCCCCAATGCCCACAGTCGTTATCTTGGTGAAAATGAGTTCACGGTTAACCCCTCGCGTCTTTCAAACATAACCGTTATTGAAACCTATCCGGACAACTCTTTTTTCAAATGATGAATAAATAGATGCCCTATACTTCACCCGCCACTGGTACGCCGTTTCGATGGCCTCCCAGTCCGGTTTTGCCATGAATTTTTCCTCTTAGTGACATTATCGAAGCCCCTTATCAAAGGAGCTTCTGTAATGTCAGTCCCGAACGAACGTAACCTTCGTGTTTGTCGCTCGCCGTACAAGGCGCGCCGCTTCGCGTTGCATTTCATCGATAACTTTTGGCGTCATCGGCTGATGCGCATATTTACGTTCAATCTCTGCAAAAATCCCGTTCATCGTTTCGCTGTCTGGTGGGATAACTTTAACGTTTAATCGTGCCATTGGTTTGTGCTGCCCTGTTTTTCTCAAAAGCCCTGATATCAGCCTTATCCCTGTTGCACTGTGCTAACGCTGACAACAACGCAACATTCAGGTTAAGGCTAGCTCCCCACGTAAACGGGTCGGGTAAATCTGGCTGGGGTGTTTCATCCGTCAGACTGGCTGGTAACGGAACGACCGGCACCGACACGTATATCGTTCGCGTATTCGTGCAACCGCTTAACTGCGCCAGAAGGAACGATACGAACAGCGCAATCATCACCCGAAACAGCCACTTTGATATCTTCCTGGGTTCTCTGTGACTCCAGTGCGATCTGCTGTTTTGCATGCTGGTTAGCCTCTATAACTGTATTGATGATTTGCAGAGATTGCAGGACGTTACTGGTAATGGCTGTTGCAGATTCAGCATTTCGTACAGCCTCATCAGCACGCTCCTTTTCGTGCTGATATTTGCTGTAGTAATGCTCGGCAGACCAGATAAAAGAACCGATGACGGTAACAAAGAAGGCAACAATAACCAGCTTATATCTCAGCTTCATTTACCACCCCACCCGCTTCTTTAAATCGGGCAATCAGGTCACCGATTCTATGTTCATACTGACCGTAACCAGCCCCCGGCAACGAAGCCCAGATATTGCTGCAACGGTCGATTGCCTGACGAATATCGCCGCGGTCAATCATCGGTAAAGCGCCACGCTCTTTAATCTGCTGCAGCGCTACAGTATCCTGGCTTTCTGGAGAAAAATCTTTCAGGCCAAGTTGCTTGCGGTAGGCATCCCACCAGCGTGAAAGAAGCTGGTAGCGACCGGCTGCTGTTGATTTGAGTTTGAGGTTTAGCGTGACAAGTTTGCGAGGGTGATCAGAGTAATCAGTGAATAGCTCTCCGCCTACAATGACGTCATAACCATGATTTCTGGTTTTCTGCCGTCCGTTATCAGTTCCCTCCGACCACGCCAGCATATCGAGGAACGCCTTACGTTGATTATTGATTTCCACCATCTTCTACTCCGGCTTTTTTAGCAGCGAAGCGTTTGATAAGCGAACCAATCGAGTCAGTACCGATGTAGCCGATGAACACGCTCGTTATATAAGCGAGATTGCTACTTAGTCCGGCGAAGTCGAGAAGGTCACGAATGAACCAGGCGATAATGGCGCACATCGTTGCGTCGATTACTGTTTTTGTAAACGCACCGCCATTATATCTGCCGCGAAGGTACGCCATTGCAAACGCAAGGATTGCCCCGATGCCTTGTTCCTTTGCCGCGAGAATGGCAGCTAACAGGTCATGTTTTTCTGGCATCTTCATGTCTTACCCCCAATAAGGGGATTTGCTCTATTTAATTAGGAATAAGGTCGATTACTGATAGAACAAATCCAGGCTACTGTGTTTAGTAATCAGATTTGTTCGTGACCGATATGCACGGGCAAAACGGCAGGAGGTTGTTAGCGCAACCTCTTGCCACCCGCTTTCACGAAGCCAGCCATTGCGCTGGTTTTCTTTTATGCAAAGCACACCACACCGTAGCCACAGCGGATAAGGTGATTATTTTTGTCTGTCTGGTATTTGGTTTGATGTGCTTTCAGAAAGGTCGTGATTAAAACGCAAAAAGCCCCGAGCTATTAACTCAGGGCTTTATTTAACGAGTGCATTTATCCATCGTTGAGTCAAATTTACCCAACTTTATTCAAAAAGTCAATATCATGCTGTTAATATGTTGCCATCCGTGGCAATCATGCTGCTAACGCGTGACCGCGTTCAAAATGTTGTCTGCGATTGACTCTTCCTTGTGGCATTGCACCACCAGAGCGTCATACAGCGGCTTAACAGTGCGTGACCAGGTGGGTTGAGTAAGGTTTGGGATTAGCATCGTTACAGCGCGATATGCTGCACTTGCTGGCATCCTTGAATAGCCGACACCTTTGCATCTTCCGCACTCTTTCTCGACAACTCTCCCCCACTGCTCAGTTTTGGCTATATCAACTGCCCGACCTGTTCCGTGGCAATCCCTGCATCTTGCGCCCGGCGTCGCGGCACTACGGCAATAATCCGCATAAGCAAATGTTGCGAGCACTTGCAGTACCTTTGCCTTAGTATTTCCTTCAAGCTTTGCCACGCCACGGTATTTCCCCGATACCTTGTGTGCAAATTGCATCAGATAGTTGATAGCCTTTTGTTTGTCGTTCTGGCTGAGTTCATGCTTACCGCAGAATGCAGCCATTCCGAATCCGGCTTGTGATTGCGCCATCCCCATAGCAGCCATCACATCAGTACCGGAAAGAGAGTCAGAAGCCGTAGCCCGTGGTGAGTCGCTCATCATCGGGCTTTTTGGCGAATGAAATTTAGCTACGCTTTCGAGTCTCATGCGCCTTCTCCCTGTACATGAATCAATGTGAGGTTTCCGCAGAACACTGCGCCGGTATCGATATACATCTGGTTGGCAAATTTGAGTGGTTTCACTGCTGGCGTATGACCAAAGATGAACGTGTCCGCTCCTTTGATTTCTTTCACGATCCCGTCTTGTGAGTTGCTGATTCGTTCGCGGTTCCAGATTACCTGCTGATGATCAACTGGCTTTCCGAACTCGTATTCATCACAAGGATAATCGGCGTGGCAGATGACATATTTTTTATCTTTGCTCACCAGTTCGATGATTAACGGAAGTTCATCTGCTTTATGGGCAAGAGCTTTAGCCAGAATTTCTTTGTCGTAATCGAGATTAAAGAACCAGCCACCGCCATTAAACAGCCAGTGATTGACGTTTCCACGCTCTGATAAGCCATCAATCATCATTTGCTCATGGTTTCCACGTACAGCTCTGAACCAGGTGAATGTGATTAATTCCAGGCATTCAACGTTCTCTGTACCGCGATCGACCAAATCGCCAACCGAGATAAGCAGGTCTTTTTTGGTGTCGAATCCTATCGTCTCCAGTTTTTTCATCAGGTTCGTGTAGCATCCGTGCAGATCGCCAACTACCCAAATATTTCGGTATTTGCTGCCATCAATTCTTTCGTAATAGCGCATCTCTTTCACTCCATCCGCGATGAACCATAAGAACGTCGTTGACGATGGCGTGCATTTTCCCGTCTTTATCATCAACGTATTTTCTTACCGTGCCGCGACTACATTTCAGTCTGCGTGCCACTTCTGTCTGGTTTCCGTATGCTTCAACGAGCATGTCTGGAATGGTTTTTACTGAGAACGTCATGCGGCCTCACTTCTGCTATTTCGCAGGTCTTTGAGTTTCTGTTGGTACTCTGCCTTGATCGCCTTGCACTCTTCGACAGTCCAGCGATGGCGGTTATGGTTTGATTCGATTTCGTCTACTGCTTCCTGCCCGATTCGGTTAATCAGTTCGACGCGATACGGAACGAGATTTCCGCTTTTATGCTGGTTGCACACCACGCATTGCTTGTGAATATTGCGTTCATCAAATCGGAGTTGAGGTGCCGCAGCAGTTGTCCGGTAATGTCCAGCATCCCACTGAGCAGACGTGAGCGTTCCGCACGAGATACATGGTAAGTCGCGGTCTCTTTCTCTGATGAAGGCGTTTACGGCTTGTTGGGCTTGTTTAATCCAGTAACTGCGGGGCTTTAAGGCGAGTTTTCGAATCTTAAGTTTATCTTTCTGTTTCTGCTCCTCTCGTCGTCGTTTCTTCTCTGCTGCTTTTTCCGCTTTTTCGCGTTCTTTACTTCGTCGTTCGAGTGCTATCTTGGCTCCACACTCTGGAGAGCACCACCACTGATTAGCGAATGTAGGGTGAAACCATTCCCGACATTCTTCGTTTTTACATCGTCTTCGCGCTGGTTTAGCCATCGTCTTCTTCCTCGTACATTGAGCTATTCGGATCGCTCATCAGTTCTGCGCAGCAATCGGAGCACACATGAACTTCCAGCACATGCAGCTTCTGACCGCAGTTAGCGCACGTTAAAGCCCGCTCGACGCTTTCTTTCTGGTATTGAAGGGATTGGGATGGGCTAAGCATTATTGACGTCCTGCATCATGAGGAAGACAATCATGGCGGCGCGGAGAGGGTTTTCATCTTGAGTCATATGATATGGGGTACTATCACTGCCAACTTTTCTATGCGCTGCCTTCCATAATCCATTTTCTGGCGCTGGAATAATGCCAATTCTGTTCTCTACGATAATCGGATCTGCGTCTGCTGGGTTTGCGCATGGGTTAAAGGATCCGCGCTCAACTTCTACTTCAACTGCGTCTCCGTTTACAATGTCTCCCTCAAATGAGACAAACACCATATCTCCATTCTCACCTTCTTTGTAATCCGGTGATCCGTTATGAATGGCTTCGAATACCGCCACGTTAATTTCAAAATCACTTAACTGTGAATAATCCATTGTCATTTCCTCGCACGATGTCTTAGCCACCGGATATCCCACAGGTGAGCCGTGTAGTTGAAGGTTTTTACGTCAGATTCTTTTGGAATTGGCTTGCGTTTATTTCTGGAGCGTTTCGTTGGAAGGTATTTGCAGTTTTCACAGATTATGTCGGTGATACTTCGTCGCTGTCTCGCCACACGTCCTCCTTTTCCTGCGGTAGTGGTAACACCCCTGTTGGTGTTCTTTCACACCGGAGACACCATCGATTCCAGTAAGGCTGTCCTGGTCGAAAGCGATCGTCTTCCTTTCGCTCTCCACATCGATAACAGTGCTTCATGCGATCACCATTTTGCATGGTTTAATCGCCATGCCGGGAGCCAGTTCAAAATCGGAGTCGCACTGATTTCCCCACATATCCCACCCGGTCACTTTGTCGCGGCTAAATAACTCACAGCGCGGCACGTCGCCAAGCAACTTAGCTAACATGTCTCTTACGATCGGTGGTTTTGCACTGTGCTCCATTCTCGGTGCGGTAAAGTGCTGGCATATTGAAGCGTCCATTCTCTCAGGTAACCGCCCTCGAACGGCAAACAAGCAATCCTCGCTATTTGCCCGGGTCATATGCCCCATTCCGATCGCACTGTTGCCTTTGTGCTTATTGGTTTTGTGCCAGGTAAAGCCTTTCATAGTCATCAACCTGAATCCCCACGCCTCAACTACCTTTAGCGCTTCGGCTGGCTGTGTCGGCACCCACCACATCGCTAACAAGCAAGATTCTGGATCCGCTAAATCCCATACTGGCAGTCGGCAAATGTCCTGAACATTCATAACATCGTATTTATGTCCAGCACCGCGATTGCCATCGTTGGCTTTGTCGCGATATTGCCAAGGTGGATCTGCGTAAATAAGTCGGTATTTGTTCATGCAGCCCGATCTCCCCATCGCGCTTTCCATTCGAGAGCCAGTCGCGCTTCGTCTGACCACTTAACGCCACGCTCTGTACCGAATGCCTGTATAAGCTCTAATAGCTCCGCAAATTCGCTTACACGCATCCTGCTGGTTGACTGGCCTATTACAACAAAGCCATTACCGGCAAGGTTAGGAACAACGTCCTGCTGCTTTAATGCTGCGGTAAACACACACTTCCAGCTTTCTGCATCCAGCCAGCGACCATGCCATTCAACCTGACGAGAGACGTCACCTAAGCAGGCCCATAGCTTCCTGTTTTGGTCTAAGCTGCGGTTGCGTTCCTGAATGGTTACTACGATTGGTTTGGTTGGGTCTGGAAGGATTTGCTGGATAGCTTGAATGGCGTTCTGCTGATGGATGGGGCTTCTTAGTTCAAACGTTAGTTTCCTCACCATTTACGCTCCTGTAATCGTCAAGTGCAGCTGCAATAGTCCCTATCGGGTCATGGTCTTGCCCGATAATCTCATTTACGTTTTCATCTTCTTCCACACCGAAAAAGAATCGCAGGGCTAACATGATTTCTTCGTATGCGCTCATACTCACTCCTTCACTTTGACTCCAGCGTCGCTTAGCTCTTTTCTCATGTCATCTCTGCGGTGGTAAGTCCCGCCATAAACGTCTATTCCATGAGATGGCCATTTAATTTCGATAGATGCGCGAGACATAACCCATGACTGCCAGGCAATCATCTTGATGGCCTGAACGTGAAGTTCTTCGCTGTTGTTAATAGACTCGAACTCTTCACCAAACCACTCCAAAAACTGTTTTCTTGATTCGTTCATATCAATCCCCGTTATGACAGGTTAATTTTCACCCAACCCTTCCCACGCACATTTGCAACAAGCCCTTTCTTTCTCAGGTATTGCATACGGCGATCGATGGTTTCGATATACATTCCATTGCTCCGCCATTTAAGCCAGATATCAAAAACAGGTGTTGGTCTTTCACTCAGGATTGAAAGAATGTTTTGATCTAATTTTTCGTACTTGCTCACAAATACCCTCTCTCACTTAATCGCGCCCACGCTTCGTTAAACTCTTCTCGGGTTGCGCCGGATTTTCTTTCTTCAAACATCATGCATTCGCTGATGTCTCCCCATGACTTTGGTCGCTTTTCAGCGAACAGATCATCCCATTCGAATACCCAGCGGCCTGATTTTCGGTAGTGGTAAATGATCAGCCATGTTGTGCTGTTCGCTGGATACCCATAGAGAACTTCGACTTTTTGATCACGGTCTTTATGCTTTTTCAGCAGGATAAAGCCAGCAACCAGCGAAGCTCCGGCAAGAATGATGATTGGAATTTGCCAGTCAGCCACACTTCCCTCTCCCCCAAATAAAAAGGCCTGCGATTACCAGCAGGCCTGTTATTAGCTCAGTGATGTAGATGGTCATACGTCAGCCCCTTGTGCATATCGCCTGCCACGTGCAGCGGGTGCATTTGATGTTGTGCAAATCTGTCTGGCTTCATCCTGGTCACATGCAACAAAGTGTCCGTTACAGAACCGCTGGTAAACCGTACCAAGCGAGCCAAAACGGTTTTTCGTCACAATGATTTCAGCAAATGGCGCGGCGCTACTGTTCTCGTCATATACCGCTTCCCGATAGAGCATGATGATTGAGTCTGCGTCCTGCTCAATGCTTCCTGAATCACGCAAATCTGCGTTTGTCGGGCGTTTGTTTGGTCGCTTCTCAACATCGCGCGAAAGCTGACTCAGGGAGATAACCGGTGTTTTCAGGTCTTTCGCCATCGCCTTCAGGCTTCCGGAGATGTGAGCAATTGCGAGGTCGTTGCGGTCTGCTTTCGGCTTCTCAATCAGGCCAAGATAATCCGCCATGATGAGTGAGAGGTTTGGATTTTCCTGTTTGTGCCGTTCTGCGATTGAGCGTATTTCTTCGACCGATAACCGCGAGGCATCGACTACCCATACATCCAAATCTGCAAGCTGACTCATGCCGTTAGCAACACGCGCCCAGCCTTCGTCATCCATCGATGCAGGATTTCGCAGTACGCTAACCGACATCCTCCCGGCGTTGGCAATGCTTCGCTCTGCAATCTGCAATGCGCTCATTTCCATCGAGAAAATCAACACTCCTCGCCGGACGTCAGAACCAGGAATAACGCGGCTTGCAACGCCTTCGGCAATCTTCAGCGCCAGCTCGGTTTTCCCCATACCAGGACGAGCAGCGATTATCACCAGGTCTTCTGCGTTCATCCCTCCGGTGATGGCGTCAAGTTCTTCTATTCCGGTCTTCAGGGTATCTGACTCTTCTCCGTTCCTCAGACGCCTGTCAAGCGTGTCGGTGTAGTCAGTGATGATTTTCCCTAAGCGTACCGGTTTAACCTCGTCACGGGGCTTTCTGATGGCTGAGAGACGCTTTACAAGTTCATCCATCGCCTGACTCGATGCGTCGATGGTTCCGCTTTGGATTGGTTCACGCATTTCATCCATGATTTCCAGCACCAGACGGCGGTGATAGTTATCCGCGACCATTCCGGCATATCCCTTCAGGTTTGCGGCACTCGGGCAGTTTTTGCTGGTCATCAGGATTGACGTGAAATGCTCCTCTCCGCACTCCTCGGCAACCATCAGCGCGTCGATTAGGTTTCTGTTTCGCGCCTGCTTGCGGATAACCTCGAAGGCTTTCCGGTAGAGCGGAATTGAAAACGCTTCCGGCTCCAGCGTTGCCAGAACGTCGCTGGCGGTTGGTGTTAATCCACCAATCAGCAGGCCACCGATAACGCTCGCTTCGATATCCTGTCTCATGCAATCCCCCTGTCTGCAAACTTCCCTTCCCGTACTCCCGTTAACGAATCTTCCCTCAGCAGGTAATCAAAATCAGCCGTCCAGCCCGTGTCGTTGTCTCCGAAGTAAAACGGCTTGGCCTGATGCACAAACGCCCTGACATACGCTCTGAAACCGTCCACATTTGGCGTTTTCAGTTGCGGGATGATTTTCTTCAGGCGGCGTTTGCGTTTCTCGTTGACCGCAACAGCGTGTGGAAGTCTGTCACCGACTTCGGTGTTGTAGGCGTTCAGGAAGGATTCGTAGTCGATTCGTTCTGCCTTGCGACGTTCAGGTTTAACCTGCCCATCGCCTCCCCCATTGGGGGGTAGGGGGGTATTATTTATATTCTTGTTAATACCTTCTTGTTCATGATGTGCGGTTGTTTGTGCGGCTTCATGTGCGCTTTCATGTGCGGAACGTACGCTGAAAGCCGCGCCATTACTGGCTTCATCATGTGCGGCATCATGTGCGGTTGTTTGTGCGGCTTCATGTGCGGGTGAATTGTCCATTTTTTGAGCATATTCATGGTAATTTGTGATGGTGATCACACGACCTTTTTGCTTCTCCCCATCAATAGAGATCATCCCCTCTTTCACAAAAACCTGAAGCATCCGCTCAACCTGATCACGGCTTGCCGGCTTGCCATGTCTGTCGCATAACTGAAGACCTAAATCAGCTGCTGTCACAACCAGTTGACCGGGTTGCAGATGCCATTCATGACCTTTGAAATTCGATTTGTATGGCTTTCTGGCGGCATTCAGGAGAAGGTTTTCCCACAGGGTGCGAAGATAAACATCTTTCGCCCATGACTGTTTCAGAATGCTCCGGTACAACGGAATGTAACCAGTTTTCTGGTTCTCCATCCTGTTGCTCCTGCGCTCGTGTGCGGCGCTGAAATCGTAGATTTTTGCTGTATTGCTCATAACTACCTGCCTTGACGAAAGACCTTAAGAACATCGTTAAACTGACTTACGGATATGTCTTCTTTGAGCAGCTTTTCCAGAAATGCGTTTGGAATGAACGTATATCCCTCCTCTTTTGGTAGAGACGGGAGCAACGCCCTCGCCTCAGCCTTCAGAAGCTCAGTTCTGGCAACTTTCACAAAAGAGATTTGAGTTCTTTCATCAATGGAACGAAGGAAGCGCAAACGCTTAGCTTCTTTGTGTGTATCAGGTGGATTAAAGCCTTTGTTTCGCATATAATTACCTCGCTGGATGTTGTTAAAATTCCATTTGTATTTGATCAGAACGCTCGGTTGCCGCCGGGCGTTTTTTATTGGTGAGAATCGAAGCAACTTGTCGTGCCAATCGGGCCATGTCGTCGTCAACGACACCCCATTCAAGAACAGCAAGCAGCATTGAGAACTTTGGAATCCAGTCCCTCTTCCACCTGCTGATCTGCGACTTATCAACTCCCACAGCTTCCGCTGTCTTCTCAGTTCCAAGCATTGCGATTTTGTTAAGCAACGCACTCTCGATTCTTAGAGCCTCGTTGCGTTTGTTTGCACGAACCATATGTAAGTATTTCCTTAGATAACAATTGATTGAATGTATGCAAATAAATGCATACACCATAGGTGTGGTTTAATTTGATGCCCTTTTTCAGGGCTGGGATGTGTAAGAGCGGGAATGTCTTAAGCGGCTTTACCGCGTTTAGTTCCGTACTGTAACCAAACCGGATCACAGTTAAGCGCCATAGCAATCTCAAACAAGAAGCGCGGTCGCTTGGTTACTCCAGCTTCAATCAGTTGAATTGATTGCTGTTTAACACCGGCTTTGGTTGCCAGTTCGGTTTGCGTCATTTTTAACGCAATTCGCCTCTTCTTGAGGCGTTCAGAAAGAGTTTGCATATCGCCTCCATCAACAAACTTTCTTGTATTTTCATACAATGTATCTTGTTTGTCAAATACAGTTTTTCTTGTGAAGATTGGAGGTAAATAACAGAGGTGGCTTATGAGTATTTCTTCCAGGGTAAAAAGCAAAAGAATTCAGCTTGGACTTAACCAGGCTGAACTTGCTCAAAAGGTGGGGACTACCCAGCAGTCTATAGAGCAGCTCGAAAACGGTAAAACTAAGCGACCACGCTTTTTACCAGAACTTGCGTCAGCTCTTGGCGTAAGTGTTGACTGGCTGCTCAATGGCACCTCTGATTCGAATGTTAGATTTGTTGGGCATGTTGAGCCCAAAGGGAAATATCCATTGATTAGCATGGTTAGAGCTGGTTCGTGGTGTGAAGCTTGTGAACCCTACGATATCAAGGACATTGATGAATGGTATGACAGTGACGTTAATTTATTAGGCGATGGATTCTGGCTGAAGGTTGAAGGTGATTCCATGACCTCACCTGTAGGTCAAAGCATCCCTGAAGGTCATATGGTGTTAGTGGATACTGGACGCGAGCCAGTGAATGGAAGCCTTGTTGTAGCCAAGCTGACTGACGCGAACGAAGCAACATTCAAGAAACTGGTTATAGATGGCGGGCAGAAGTATCTGAAAGGCCTGAATCCTTCATGGCCTATGACTCCAATCAACGGGAACTGCAAGATTATCGGTGTTGTCGTGGAAGCGAGGGTAAAATTCGTATGATCAGGATTGCGGCGCTACTCTCAATACTATTAACTACCAGCGCCAATTCTGAATGCTGGATTGTCACAAACCTGCACGGGTACGGGGCAATGAATGGCGATCGTTACGACTTTACAAAAGACAGCACGGAAGATTCCGTTTTCCACATAACAATTAATGGTGATAAATCATCGGTTTATGAATCAATCACTGGCGTCTATCCAGAGATGAAATACACGGCTTTGTCATCGAACACTATGGTAGGAGAATACCAGTCTGGTGGCGGAATAACCGTTGAAACTTGGTCAATCACTACAGACAAAAAAGCTCTTTACTCCAAAGTAATGAATATCCCGGGCATGCAGCAACTTACATCAACCAAATCCTTTGTTGGTGATGTAGTCGGAACCTGCAACCACTAATCCCCACCTCAATCTCAGTAACCCAAAAACAAACTATTTTCCGTTTAAAAACAATGGAGTTTGTTTTTTGCACCTCCATTTACAATATTTCTTGTTTACAACATACAATCTTTCTTGTAATTTTAAGCCATCAGCAGGACGCACTAACCACCATGAAGGTGATGCTCTTAAAAATTTAGCCCTGAAGAAGGGCAGCATTCAAAGCAGAAGGCTTTGAGTAGCGCGAAATGCAGCTGCAAGACAGCAACCGTGGAGATAAGCATCACGGCGCGTTACTCAAAGCTAACTGACAGGAGAATCCAGATGGATGCACAAACACGCCGCCGCGAACGTCGCGCAGATAAACAGGCTCAATGGAAAGCAGCAAATCCCCTGTTGGTTGGGGTAAGCGCAAAGCCAGTTAACCGCCCTATTCTCTCGCTGAATCGCAAACCGAAATCACGAGTAGAAAGCGCACTGAATCCAATAGACCTTACAGTGCTGGCTGAATACCACGAACAGATTGAAAGCAACCTGCAACGTATTGAGCGCAAGAATCAGCGCACATGGTACAGCAAGCCACGCAGTGAAATGGGGGTGACTTGTGTTGGTCGCCAGAAAATGAAATTAGGCAGCAAACCACTTATTTGAGGTGATATATGGAAGAAGAATTTGAAGAGTTCGAAGAGCATCCGCAGGATGTGATGGAACAATACCAGGACTATCCGTATGACTACGACTATTGATAAGAATCAATGGTGTGGACAATTCAAACGATGCAATGGATGCAAGCTGCAATCGGAATGCATGGTTAAGCCTGAAGAAATGTTTCCTGTAATGGAAGATGGGAAATATGTCGATAAATGGGCAATACGAACGACGGCAATGATTGCCAGAGAACTTGGTAAACAGAATAACAAGGCTGCCTGATGGTGGCCTTTATTTTTGGCATAAACAACAGAATAAACACTGCACTGAATTATTTGAGGTGAGATATGACAAAATCATGGAGCGTACCTTTTCCTGAATCAGAAACTGAACATGATGGAATGCCTGTTTTCTGGAGATTCCAAGCGACAGTTGAAGAAGATGGAATCAAAATATTCGCACTTCAATATATAGCTTTTCATCAGACAGAGCATTATGCATGGTTGGTTCCTGCGCATTGGATTGTTGATTTTAAACCAGCACCAAATCAGTGGTTACGGGAATGGAAACAAAGGAGAAATAGATATGCAATTAAGAAAGTAGCAAAAAATGCAGAAAGATCTTTTGCATTCCCAACGAAGAAACTTGCCATTGAGAGTTTATTGCGCCGGAAGAAATACCGTTTAATGAGAATCAAACAAGATTTGGCTGTTGTATCAACTCTTGTTGATGGGATGAAGAATATTGATACATCAACACCAGATATTGAATATAACTTTGGACACAACCAAGAAACAGAAAATTGGGTATTTTATTAGTACGAATAAGCACTGTGTATTCATTCCCACGAGTGAATACACGGAGCAATGTCGCTCGTAACTAAACAGGAGCCGACTTGTTCTGATTATTGGAAATCTTCTTTGCCCTCCAGTGTGAGGGCGATTTTTTTGACGGAGGAAATATGAAATTACGTGTCTGGCATATCCCGCAAGTACCTATGAAACCGTTCATTGTAGAAGTGGCAAGTGTTGAAGAGGGTGTTCGCCTGATGGATGCACTGGCTGATTATGACGCCTTTCAGTATGACAACAACATCAAGCCTGACTACTGCAATGCTAACGGCCTTGAGATGTGGGATGAGAGCCTTACCGATGAAGATTTATCAGAAATGGGGCTTACTGATCGCTGGGTGGATTGGTACAGCGAATGCCAATGTTACGACGACCCACGTAAATATCTCGAAAGCCTGAAAGAAGAAACATCAGCCGCCTAAGCGCGGCTTTACCGCATACCAATAACGCTTCACTCGAGGCGTTTTCGTTATGCAATCAAATATAAGGAGTTACCCATGATGCACTTTCAGCTCGCGGGTAGCGGCGTCATGTCCGCTTTCTACCCGCACGAATCTGAATTATCACGCCGAGTTAAACAATTAATCAGAGCAGCAAAGAAACAACTGGAGGCGTTATGCGCAATGAAATAGCCATCAATCACCAGATGCTTCGTGCTGCACAGAACAAAGCAGTAATAGCCAGATTTATTGGTGATTCCAAAATGTGGCTTGAAGCAAATAAAGCGATGAAATCAGCGATCAACATTCCGTGGTATCGCAGGAAATGAGTTTTACAGATAACTGGTCAGACGAAGAATTCATTCGTCAGATGAAAGATTTAATCGGTAACGAAGGAGATATTCATGTCACTTGCAACCACAGTGAAGGAGAGCAAGTTACAGAGACGCATGTACACGCAGAAAGCTCTCTGGTATCGCCATAATGGCGACCGCGAAGGAATGCGGGTATGCCTTAATTTGTCCCGAGTCGAAGTATTAAATCAGCGTTATTTCCTTGGGCCATGTCCATTCTGAGGTGAATTATGGATTTGAATAAATTCGATGAGCCATTCAGCCCTGAAGATATCGAATGGCGAATACAGCAAAGCGGTAAAACACGCGATGGAAAGGTGTGGGCTATGGTGCTGGCTTATGTCACGAACAGGGCAATCATGAAACGCCTGGACGATGTTTGCGGCAAAGCAGGATGGCGCAATGAATACCGCGATATTCCCAACAACGGCGGAGTTGAATGCGGCATATCAATCAAGATTGATTCCGAATGGGTAACCAAATGGGATGCTGCTGAAAACACGCAGGTAGAAGCCGTCAAAGGTGGTCGTTCAGGTGCAATGAAGCGTGCTGCCGTTCAGTGGGGAATCGGTCGGTATCTGTATAACCTTGAGGAAGGTTTCGCACAAACATCTCTCGATAAAAAGCAGGGGTGGCACAGGGCAAAACTGAAGGATGGAACAGGATTTTACTGGCTCCCTCCATCGCTGCCGGGCTGGGCAATGCCAGTATCAGATAACAAACCATCACCAGAAAATACCAACCAGAAATCTCCATCGGTTGACTGCGAACAAATCCTGAAAGACTTCAGCGATTATGCTTCAACAGAAACTGACAAGAAAAAACTCATCGAGCGTTATCAGCGTGACTGGCAATTAATGGCTGGCAACGAGGAGGCGCAGGCTAAATGCGTTCAGGTAATGAACATCAGAGTTAACGAACTAAAACAGGCGGCATAAATGGCAAGCAGAGGCGTAAATAAGGTGATTATCCTTGGTCGGGTAGGACAAGACCCGGAAGTTCGATACTCACCATCAGGAACAGCGTTCGCTAACCTGACAATAGCCACGTCAGAACAATGGCGAGATAAAAATACTGGCGAGCAAAAGGAATTGACTGAATGGCATCGTGTTGCTGTATCCGGGAAACTGGCTGAGGTCGTGGGGCAGTATGTGAAAAAAGGTGATCAGATTTATTTCGAGGGAATGCTGAGAACCAGAAAGTGGAAAGACCAGTCAGGGCAAGACCGTTACACAACCGAGGTTCATGTCGGAATTAATGGCGTGATGCAAATGCTTGGCGGCATTGGCGACAGCAAACAACAAGCAGCCAGCAGGCAATCACAGAAGCCACAGCAGCAATCATCACCAGCACAACACAACGAACCTCCGATGGATTTTGACGACGATATACCCTTTGCACCAGTAACTCTCCCCTTCCCTCGTCACGCTATTCACGCAATTTAATCAGGAGAAAATCATGCCAGCGCCTCAGTATGGTGCGGATGACCCGCGCCGCTGTTCCGGCAATTCCGTATCGGAGGTGCTGGATAAATTCAGGAAAAACTACGACCGGATAATGTCGCTACCGCAGGAAACGAAAGAGGAAAAGGAATTTCGCCATTGTATATGGCTTGCAGAGAAAGAAGAACGCGAGCGAATTTACCAGACATCAATCCGACCATTCCGCAAAGCCACATATACCCACTTCCCTGAAATTGACACGCGCCTGCGTAATTACCGCTCACGCTATGGCGCTATCAGTAATGACTGAGGAATTTACCATGAGAGGACTTGCATACAATCCCGGCATTCTTCCGGCAGAAATGATTATTCGCCAACGCGTAAAGCCAATGCCATCGAGAGAGGAATTGCTTAAGAGAAATTCTTTTCCATCAGTAAATCAAAACAAATATCTGAATGCGATGTGGCGGAGTGGGAAGAAATGAAACAAATGTCACTAATTGAGATGGATGGTTTTCTGAAAGGTAAATGCTTCCCACGAGATTTAAAGGTTAACGAAACAAACGCTGAATATCTGGTGCGTAAGTTCGGTGAACTTGAATCAAAAATTGAAACGTCGTTGCGTGAGTGTCGTTCTGCCGGGCTCACGATTGACAACATTGAAGCCAAGTGCGCTGCGCTGGCCGCTGAGAATGCGGGGCTGAAACACGCAATGGCCGTAACTCTTGAGCATGTGTCGGTCACGGATGCAGGGCAGGCTGGTGTTGCTGCAATGATTATCAACGATGCCCTACACCATAGCGAAACCCCAGCCACCGACGCTTTCCTGGCTGAAGTGCGGGCGCAGGCGTTTAATGACCTTTGCTCGGTGTTCGTTAAGGACGCGACGGTTGCCGGGCTGGACGATGGCGACATCGTTACGGTGAAAGAAGCGACGGACGCCCTGCTGCATTGTGCGGAACAGCTTCGCAAAGGAGGCAACCAGTGAGCGAAATTAATTACCAGGCACTGCGTGAGGCGGCGGAACGTGCAATTCCAGCAATGGAACGCCTGTTAATGTTGCCAGCTGATGATGATTTGTTAAGTGAACAGGAACTTAAAGATTACGGTGTGGATATTGATGCGCTCAACGCCTTCAAATTTCTGGCCGGACCAGAAACCGTGCTGGCACTACTGGATGAACGGGAAAGAAACCAGCAATACATCAAACGCCGCGACCAGGAGAACGAGGATATTGCGCTAACGGTTGGGAGGCTGCGCGTTGAGCTGGAAGGCAAAGACAAGCTGATTGCAGAGCTTGGAAAACAATGCGCCGAATGGGAGCGAAAAGCATTAAGCAACTTTGAAGAGTGTGCTGCGATGGCTGAACGTATCGAAGAGATGAGTAAGCAAAGTTGCGAAGCCCGGGAGCGTGATTTGTTTGAATCATGGGTAATGCATTCAATTTGTATCTCCAAATCGACGCTTGAAGGATTGCGTACTGAAACTGGATACCGTAACGCAACCTTATCAGGCACAGACTTCAACCGAATGTGGAAACAATGGAAATCTATCCGCGCCGCTGGCATTCGCATTAAAGGAGAGTGATATGACCACTTTCACCGACAAAGAACTGATTAAAGAAATCAAAGAGCGTATCAGCAGCCTGGACGTTCGAGACAATATTGAACGCCGGGCTTATGAAATTGCACTGGCATCGCTGGAAGCAGATCCAGTTGCTTATATTTTCAAACATCCTGCCGGGAAATTATTCTGGGCTTTAACGGATGAAAGCAATAAAGAGCAACCGGACGTTATTCCTGTTTATGCTGCCGCGCCTGCGTCGGTTGTGCCGGATAATGCATCAGAGCCTCTTGCTTATGCTTACAAAGAGCTTACGCCTGAGATTATGCGCAACCATTTAGCTGTATTCGAGCGATATGGAATAGCCCCAAACGATAGCTCTACCACAATTCATGCACTGCGAATCGCGCTGGATGGCATAGAGCGGAGCGACGCGATGCTTCATGGTGCCGAACCTGTAAGCCAAACTTACAAGTTGCCAGTTAATACACCTTGCAAAGATGCGCCAGCCCATATCTGGCTGCAAACGGCTGGAGTATGGCCAGAAGATGGCGAGTTAAGCGAATTAACGTGGTGCAGCCACAATCAGCACCATGATGACACGCTATATGTTCGAGCTGACTTGGTAAATGGCAACTCTCCGGTAACTCCGGATGGTTGGATAAGCTGTAGTGAGCGAATGCCGGATAGCAAAACAGCCGTTCTTGTTGCCAGGGAGTTTGACAGGAAAGGTGACTGGCGAATGAAATGGGCGACTTACATCCCTGGGCATCCTGACGCTAATGATGGGTGGATAATTCCTGGTGCGTCGTGGATACCATCACACTGGATGCCGCTACCAGAACCGCCGCAGGAGGTTAACCGTGGCTAACCTGCAACTTGCCGTCAAAGGTGAATACTTCGATGCCATGATTCGCGGAGAGAAAACGGAAGAGTATCGCCTGTGTAATGACTACTGGAATAAGCGAATTATGTTCCGGGAGTATGACCGCCTGATTATCACAAAGGGATATCCGAAGCGCGACGATTCCAGCCGTAGAATTGATGTTCCGTATGACGGATATGAAATCAAGACAATCACACATCCGCACTTCGGCGATAAACCGGTAAAGGTGTTCGCGATAAAGGTGAATATCGGCAATGAATAACAATCCTCGAACTCGCGGGGATTTCTTTTATCTGAACTCGCTACGGCGGGTTTTGTTTTATGGAGACAAGAAATGTCAGATTTGGCTATGAAGGTTTTGAAATGGCAATCGACTGGCGATGTCGGCATCAGTAGCGCAACTCTTGCCTCAATCGCATGTGGCCTGAAAAAGAATATCTATGGTCATCACTTCGGCGCTCCACATGACGCAGCCGATTTCCGACGATGCGTTGCACTTGTTGAGCAGATCCCAGAAATCAGGGATTCATTCGACAAGGTTGCAAAGCGCGTTCCGGCATTCAAAGGAATCCTCAACGAATGGGATTCACTCGTTGCTCTGTTGAAGTCTGAAATGAAGATACACGGAAACAAAGCACCAGAGACTTACAGAAGAATCAGCGAGCTACGCAAGGACTAACGCCTCACACTCGATGAGGCCTGTACATATCTGATAGAGCCGCTGTATGGCGGTTTATTTTTGCCTGGAGAATTAAGATGACCGATACCAGCCTGATTCCTGAGAAAGAAGTGATGAACAAGCTCGGTGTTTCATCACGTCAGACAATCTGGAACTATACCAAACGGCACGGATTTCCGAAGCCAGTCAGAACCCACCCCAAATCATACCTTCGTGAAGCTGTTGAAGGGTGGATTCTTAACGGTGGCGTTAATCAGAAATGCTCCTGA